AGAAGTCTCCCCTACTACTTTATTATAAGCATCCCCTTTAAGGTAATCAAGCTGATTGATAATATTAGTATCAGGTAATATTAGGTTTACCTTTCCTTTATAATAAGAAGGGGCAACCTCATCCCAATTAGGGCTATCTTCTGATGTAAATTTAGAAGTAATAGCGTCATTAAGAGCTTTTGAGTGAAGAGTAACTACAGGTAAGCCAGGACCTGTTTCGATAAAGAGTTTACCCTTCCCATCAACAGAAACTAAGTTGTTAAGTTCATTAAAATCTGCACTATTAAAATTAGTAGGGTCTGTTTCCGCTTTATTAAATAAAGAAAATGATTTGAAAATTTTCGTATCAAAAATCTCTACTACTTTGTCTAAATCCAACCCATCTCTACGTAAAGTACTAGCTATACTTTTAGTAAATGTTTTTAAGTTACCTTTTCCAGCGTTAGCTTGGAACTCTTGTTGCAAACCAAAACCAGGAGCAACTTCTTCCTTTTCAGGATGATCTATAAGGCGAAGCCCAGTGTTCCAAAGAGAACCATCATCATTAAGAATATTATTTTGGAACTTATCAACAAACCCTAATAAAGCTTCTTCATTTTCTGCTGCCTCTATTTTCCTAGTATTAGCATCAACAAATCCTTCTTCTTCAGGATAAGTGTACCCTCCTGGGTGCATCGCTTCTTGAGAAGCTAAAGAGAGATTATTAAGATCTTCTTGGTTTTCATACCCATGTAAGTGTTCTAGATCTTCAGCAGGAACCTTAAAGGGATTGGCTTTAACATCAGCACCCCTCCAATTAGCGTATACCTTTTGTTCTCCAGATTCGTTATCTGCCTCTACACTGTATTTAACATCATAAGGAGAATAATGTTCTGATGAAGGTTCCTCATCAGAAAGCTGCATATTTGAGGTAGTCTGTAGAAATCTTCTTTTTGCTTCCTCTTCTTCACGACGACGCAACTCTTCAGAATAAGGAATTTCAGATTCTGCAATTTCGATTAGATAGTTTAATAGAGTAGATTGAAAAGTCATATTTATATTATAGAAAATAAAAGTAGAGGGAGAATTAGTATTCTCCCTCTAATATATACTTTTTGAGTTAAGTTATTTAAAGTTTAACTATCAGTAATTCCAGCTTCTTGAGTAACAAAGTCAAATCTAAGTGAAACTTCGAGAGTATGGAATTCATTCTCACCGTAAGTAAACTCATTTACTTTCCAAGATTTTGGATAAGCAGCAAATAAGTGGATATGCTTAACAGGGAAACCAGTATTATCAAGTTGGAATACTTTCACATTACGCTTAAAGCTTCCTTCTCCTTGAATAAATTCAGGAGTGAACATACCGTGGACGGGATCATATACACTTGAAAACCAATCAAACAGTTGCTCAGCAACCTGTCCTTTTACAAGGTTATCAAAAGTAATAGTAACTTCGTCAGGAGATACAAGTCCAGGATAGAAGTATCTATCATTAACTCTGTGAGCCACAATATCTTCTGAAGTCATTTGAATTGGTGAAACATTCTTGGCAGCAAGAGTAAGTTTTGTGTTATCTCCTGATTGTCCCGTGTCAATTTCAATTTCCCACTGATATCTACGATAAGACTCAAGTGCGTGTGATAGGTGAGGTTGATTCCCTAAAGTAAGGGTTCTTCCTGTTTGTGTTGCGTAATATGAATTAGCCATTATTTTTTACCTATAAGTATATACTATACCGAAGCGGATTGATTAGTGAGGTTAACTTCGAAAACAATGATTTCAGCAGTTTTCGTTGGTTTGATTCTGACTTGACACCAAAGTTCATTTCGGTCAATTCGAATGGGTGTATTTGTAGAACTATCACAAATAACACGGAATTCTGTAATACCACGTCGTCTTGAAATATCATCAAACATAGGATTAAGAACACCAGTAATTCTATTCCAGGTAAGAGGATCGTTTGGTTCAAATACAAACTGACGAGTAGCTCCAAGTACCATCTTACGAATAAGAATCATCATTCTACGAATGTTAACACGATCTAAAGAAGAAGGAGTACGTTGAGCAGTTCTTTGACCATAAATTACAATACCATCTGGATTGAATTTAGCGATAGGGTTAACTACATTTCCCCCACCATAAAGAGCAGTTCTATCTCCAGCGTTTAAGATAACCTCAGTGTCTAAGGGAGAAGTTAACCTAGCTCTTACTAAACCTGCAGGAGCAAACCAAGTCTCAGATACTGAATCTGTATGGGCCATAGTTGCCATTGCGTACACATCAGGTGAAGCATAAAAAGTACTTCCTGTGTAAGGATTAAAAACCTGCAAATGAGGATAGTAGATTGCAGCATACGAAGTATTTAAAGGAGTACTACGTCCATAAGTGCCTTCTCCGTTATGCCATTGGATAGCTTCTTGTGGTTTTAAACCTTTAGGAACACTAAGAACAGCTAAGAAATTTTGTGAATCTTCAGCTAAAGTAGCTAAAGCATTTTGAACTTCATCCGTAGTATTTCCTGGCGCACAAGCCATTGAAATATTAAGGGAATCATCATCGAAAGCATTGATACCCGTTTTTAATGCTTCAATACCAATAAAAGCGGAGCTCATTTCGTTTTCATCAGAGGAATCCCCATTAGAACCATCAATAAAATCGTAGGTCCCTGGAACGAGTTTCATACAACGTGGGTTAGCATCATTCTTTAAGTCGTCTTCGTCTACTCCCCCCCAATAAACAGAGAGATCCTTAGTTGTAGAAAGTTGGCGATACCAATCGCCGTAACTATCTAACTCGATCAAAGGTAATTGGTCTCCAGCTAATTCTGCTTGAACTAAACCAGAACGACTTTCATCTTTGTTATCTCCAATGATTTTAGTTAACCAGAAAGGATGTTTAGTTCCTCCAGTACTAATAGCATGAGCTTCTACTAGTGCAGCATCTCTGTATAAAACAACATCACTACCTGCATTAGAAGTAGGATTAATGTCTACCTTTAATCCTGTTTCCTTACCACCCTCAAGGGTTGACGTATTGTAACCAGCTCCCGAATAAAAAGGAGAAACCTCCCAGTTAAGAGCAGCAGCTTCTCCTCCATTACAAACTACAACAGAGGCTGCAGTAGAAAGGTCCCCTATGTAAGTGAAACTACGTAGAATAGCTATGTTGGCATCATTATAATCGATGAGGCCGTCAGCATCAGTGTCGAAGTCTGAAGTAAAGGAGGATACAGCATAAATTGCCATTCCAGTTAAACCACCTGCGTGTCTACTAGTAATTAAACCTAATAATTCAGACCCTATTGTTTCTTTACTAATTGTAATCGGAGTATTGTTTGTACTAATTTTGGAATACTCAGTCACTAAAGAATCTAACCAGTTTTCTTCTGAAGAAGCTCCTTTAGGAACTACAAAGCGCAATTCATCTACTAAAGTTTCAGCACCCTCCGAATCATGGACTTGGTAAACACTAACTAAAAGGTGCATGGAGGCATAACCTTGAGGAGCTGTTATGGAAGCTGCAGGACAAAAACCAATCTTTACGTTAGCTTTAGCTTTTTCAGGTGTTCCAGCAACCGCTCTTACAAAGTAAACATTATTAGTTTTCTTTAAAATTTCAAGTGTACCTAGAATTGCGTGTTCTCCATTAAGAACAGTATCAGGACGACCAAAAGTATCAACAAACTGCTTAGCACTAGTGATAAGAGTTGCTTTGTTTTCAGGTCCCATAGAAGCATAACCGATAACGGCTGCTACTGAAGAATTGACAGAGGGGGCGTATTCTGAGAAGTCATTCTCAAGAAAGTAAACACCAGGGGTAGTATAATTAGGCATTACTGGTCAGGGTTAGTGATAGTTAAAAGATTCATTTGCGCTAAGTTGCGTATTTGACAAGTTACCCAGGTTTCAGGAATGAGAATAGTTTCTTTAGCACCAATAGCTATTTGAGTAGCTCCTTCGTTTTTAGACACAATCAAAAAGTGCATTTGTCTCGTAGTGTTTTTAATTTTTTTCATTTCCATAACAGGGTATCTGCCTCTAAATATATTTAGAACTTAAAGGTGTAGATAAGCTTAAAATAAGGTGAAATTTATTATAATAAATCTGCAACATCCATATCAAAGCGTTCAATAGCACCAGTATTGGTAATTAAATATTTTTCAGGAGGAATGTAAGTCTCAATAGATATAGTAATAATTCTTTTAAGTACTCTATCTTGTTTGTCCCCTAAGCTAGTTGTTATTGCTTCTTGCCTGTCTGTTATAAAAGCTTGAGCTTTTTGATCAAAAGTTACAGGTAATTTTAGGGAAGGTCCAAAGGTAAGTTCAATTTTCTCTGTAAGTTGATTTATATCTTCTAAAAACTTGGAATATACACCTAATGTATAGTTTAACACAACTGCTTTAGGTGTTAAGGAAACTACCCTTTTGGCTTCCTGGGTTTCCTGGCTAAAATGAGTTTCAAAATTAACAAGAGGTTCATATTTTTGGCGTTTGTCTCCATCTGTGATCGATTTAACAGTCAAAGCTGCAATGGGTAAAATCAAAGTGTTTTTTTCTTTTCCTTTTCCTACGGCTCTTTCAGGAGCCCCATACACAATATTTATATCTTCTATTTTACCGTCTGCTTTAACATACGTTAGGTTACCAAACTCAGACATTAATTTTTCGGTGTATTCACGAGTAAAATCAGGCTTGTAACCTTCTCCCTCTAAAGATTGTATCCTTTCTCTAAAGTAAGTCGCTACTGGAATTCTATTTGTATTTTCCATTAGTACATGGTGAAATATAAAGGGTCTTCAATTTCATCAATCAAACGAGCTGTAAGATCAATTTTTGCTTTTTCACCTTCCTCTCTCATCTTATCTCCGTCTAACTGAGCTCCTCCTGCTGGGGAGGGTAGACTGCGGTACTTACCCCTTATCGTACCAAGAATCACTTTAGAAGCTGCTAAGGTATATTTCTGCAGCCAATTAAGATAAAAAGTATGAATAGTCTCTGGATTTAATGCTCTGTAAATAACAATAACTTCATCATTATCCACAGGTACAGGATATAACATAATAGAATCTCCATCAATAATATCCCAGGAGCCTTCATTACCAAGAACTTTTCGAAGCATTTCTAGGTTTTGTTGGACAAGATAAAATTGGCTCATATCCATAGCTCTAAAAATGCTATTATCTTGGAAGTATTTAAGAAAAATATCCTCTGTCAAGGACTTATTTCCAGCTTGTAAAGGGGCTGTAAGTAAATCTTTCTTGTAAACTACGTATTCCACACTTTGAGCAACCCAAGGAGGTAAAGTATACCTACTTACACCTACAGCTGCAGTAAAAGTCATCATTTGGGTCATCCATTGAGGAGCATGGTACTGTAAAGTAGATATTGCTTCATCTAAGCAGACTTTTAATTGTTGGGTTGTAAGTTCAACTCTAATAATAGGGCTTCCTAGTTGAATAAGAGTGTAGTCTGTTAAAGCTCTTTCAAAATCGCTAAATTCAACTTCCTCACCAATAAGGTTCCTATTAAGTTTAGTTAAGTCAACACCATAATCATCCCTATTAAGAATAAATGGGTCATTAGCCTCTGAAAAGGAGTCTCCTCCTTTTGTGATCGCTCCTCTACGAGGATACTTCTTGTTGTTGTTTGTCATCGGTATCTTCCGTTAGAACAACCTTTACTTTTTCGGATTTCTTCTTTTTAGAAGTTTTCTTCTTAGTTTTTGGTTGTTCTTCTTCAATTTCTTCTTTTATAACTTCTTTATAAACCCGCTCAATACCGAAGCATATACGGATAGTATTATCTAACTCTTTTTCTTCTTTAGGAAGAAAAACCTCTCCACATGGGAGGTATACTCTAAAAGGTGTAATATTCTTATACTTCATATCTAATTCCTATTAGTATATAGGAAAAGAAATACAGCGTGAGATTGAAATCTCACGCTGTATTATTAAGATTCTAGTTAGACCTAGAAGTCGTAGGCACCCGAACGCTGCGCAATCTTCGCAAATGGATTGTAGAGGTACTTAGAAGAATCTGCACCAATCACCTTAATTACACGATAGAAACGAGAGGCAGGAGATACTGCGACCTTACCGTAACGAGTAATTAAACCTTTACGTGGTTGGAACGTATCAGGATCAGTTACAGTTGGAAGCATCTGCAATGGAATATAAGGAGAATAAATAAACCCAGAATCCATAGGACCTGAACCTTTATAACCCATGAGAATCTCGTCTTCAGGGAAGAGAGGGTCTACATAAACATCATATTTACCTGCAAATTTACCTTTGTGAGAAACACCATTAGTATAAGCACCCGACTCAATTCCACCTTCCAATTTGGAAGCAGACTCGAGCATAGCAGCAACCAATGGTGAGCAGATAAACCAGTTACCAGCTCCTCGAAGAGTAGTTTTATAAATGTCATTCGAAGCAAAATTAAGAACTGCTAAGAGGTTAGAGTAAATATGACCTACATGCTGCGGAGCATCAGGCATTGCGGTAGATCCGAAATCAACAAAGAAAACGTTCTTATCACTACCCGCAGGATCAGTAGCCATACCTGCCATTTGATCATACATATGATCTCCAGTACCTGCAGCAGCACCGTCTTTATAAAGACCAGTAAAGTTGTTAGCACCAGGCAAATTTAAGTTACGGCGATCAAAACCACCTTTTGCATTTGCAACATCATATGCAATCATACGAAGATCTTCAATTAGTTCACGGTCAATTTCTAATTCAACTTCTTTAGAAAGAAGTTCAGTTAATTCGCGCTCAAGGTCAAGATTGTGATAAGCCTTGAGATCTTGTGACGCTTCAATTGTCCAAAGAGCACGGAACTTACGAGTCCCAGCTTCAACAGATTGAGTTTCAATATGAAAGTCAAGTTCAGGAATTGATTCATTTTGAAGTAAAACATTATTACCATCGTGGGAAGATACTAAACGCTCTCCAAGTGCTTCACCTGCTGATGTAAGGTACTGAAGCATATTCTCAGAATCAGGGTACATAGCAATTTTACCACCAACAGTAGATGAAGGATTCCAAGTACCACTAGCAGAAATTGAACTTGCTGCAGGGGTACTTACGTCTAAACCACCATATGTTGCTGTAGGATGATCATCGTCTCCAGGGAAACGACCACCATAAGTCAAGTTATACTTGCCATAGATGTTTTCGTGAGCACCATCACCGTTTGCTTGGTTGCGGTCATAACCCATATAAAATACCTGTGAAACAGGACCTTGCATGGGTTGTACACCTACAACTTTGTTAGCCAGGAGTTCAGGGAACACACGCCGTACAATTGGAAATGCAAATTTTTGGAAGGTACCTAGTTGTCCTACCGTTGTGGATTCATTGAGAACGCCGCTCTTAGACTGCTCGTTAAGGATACTACGTGCTTGGTTCTCTAGGAGAATTGAAGTAGTTTCTCTTAATCCGACATCAGAAATGCCGTCGCCAGAGTCTAAGATTGGAGCCCACTTGTCCGTGAGATGAGTTAGTTGGTTCTTTTCTAACATAATAATTTTTCTCCTAAGAGTGTAGCACCGAATTAGTGATATTTAATATCTCTTCATTAAGATAAGGGTTATCTATACCCTCTAATAAGGATCTATTCGGATTATCCTTGTTAGTGATTATTACGGCTTTCTCAGAAGATACAAAATCTTCTTTAAGCTGAGTATCAAGTTCTTCAATGTGAGAAGAAGCGGTAATAAGTTGTTCGTTTAATTGTTCTTTTTCAGAAGCAGACATATCCAAAAGTTGTGTTAGCTTACTGTTTTCAGTTAACATTTCTTGCATATGCGTTTCAAGAACTACAAGTTGATCAGCTTGTTCAGCAATAATAACATCACGCTCTGCAAGCTTTCCATCAATCATTTCGGAGTCTACGTAATCACTTACAATACCCATGATGCTATCAAAATATTTGATAGCTTTCATATTGGAATTTTCTGTAATTAACTCCTTGTACGCAATTTCTTTGAGATCATCAATTTTTGTACGGAATAAGGAAGCAATCTGAGCTTCAACATTTGAAACCTCAGAAGAGACCTTTTCATCTACATAAGATTCTAAAAGCTGGGAAATCTCTTCCATTCCTTCTGAGGATAACCCGTCAGGAAGTACATTGGCGATTTCTTGAATAGTGTTGGTAAGCATAATTTGTATTCTCTCCTATTACTATGTATAGGATTTTAGGGTAACTATCTTCTTTTTAAGCTATAAAATAATAGAATATTTAGTTAGTGTGCTAGTTGGTACCTAACCCTATTTCCGAACCCTCTTTGAGCTCCTCTGAAAATCCTCTTTAAAGGACTTTCGTTAGGCCCTCTGGGCGAATGATAATCTAAACGGCCCGTAACAGGATTATGTTCCATTCCTGCAGTAGTCCTAGGACCAGGGACTGGATTCCCTGCCCTACGTAATTTATCCTTTCTAATTTCAGAGCCTGACCCTAAACGAACCCCCATAAATTTGTTCTTGCCTAAGAATCTTCCTAACCGTCTTCGGAACCCAATCTGATTCCGTAATTTAGTACGCCCAGGAGAAGCTCCTGGAATAAGCCTTTCTCTTGGTATTGAAGATATAGGAACAGATTGAGGGTTTGCCATTGTTGCCCTTGTCATTCCTGGATTAATAGTAGTTTTGTGACCTATTCGTGAAGTGGCACCAAACATTTGAGGATCCCTAGCGACATAAGGTTTTTCATGATTCTCTTCTGCTTTTTGTATTGGGGTTCCAGAATTAGTATTCATGGCTCCTACTTTTGAACCTATAGCAACACCTTTACCAAAAGCTCCTGTTGAAGCAGTAGAAGCAGAAGGGGGAGAAATACTAGCTTCATAGTTTTGGGCTTGTTCTCTGCTTGCAGCCCTCTGTTTTTCTTCTGGAGAAAGAGAAGGAGGAGGAGGAGGAGTTCTTCCTTCTTTTTCTTTTGCTACCAATTCTTTGATTTTGGCCTTCCTAGCCCAAAAGGCTTTAGCTTTTTGAGCACCAGAGTTTAAAGGGCGAGGTTTTTGAGGTTCTGTGGGGGGAGGTTTTTGAGGTTCTGTGGGGGGAGGTTTTTGAGGTTC